GAGGACATCCTTGAGCTAGACCCCATCGACACTTCAATAGATGTCGTACAGCGTGGTTTAAGTCTCTTTGATCGTTCTAATAATACCACAGTGTTCACTAAGGATCTCAAAGTGAACCAAACACGTCTCCTTGATTGGGACTCTCTACCAGAGCCAGCTCGTCGTTATATCACCTTGCGTGCCTCTCGTGTGTTCCAAGGACGCATCGTAGGCTCCCGTGAGCTAGAAGCATTGATTGCTCGCGATGAATACAAAGCTTATGCGGCTCTCATGGACTTCGATAGTGGTAGCTCTGACAGAACTATATTTGACAGCTCCGACGTAGCAACCAGAATTGGTATTAACCGTAACTACGACCTTATCTAATGGCTTTAATTAACACTTCGGTTCCCAACCTTATTCAAGGTGTCTCTCAACAACCTGATGCCACTCGTTTTGATGGTCAATGTGAGGAGCAGGAAAACGCTCTTAGCTCTGTTGCAGAGGGACTGAAGAAACGCCCTAACACTCAGCACGTTGCTAGGTTGCTCACAAGTGCTATTAGCTCCAACGCTAAGGTACACTTTATTAACCGAAGCGATGACGAGAAGTATGTAGTTATCCATGATGGTACTCTACGTATCTTCAACCTTGAGACAGGAGTAGAAGCTACTATCACAGGATCAGCGGGCTACCTTAACTCCAGCACGCCTAAGGATGACATTGAGTTTACTACAGTTGCTGACTACACTTTTGTTCTTAATAAGACACAACAGGTAGCTGCTAAAAGTTCCCTTAGCCCTGCTTTATCTGATCGTCCTTACATATTTATTAAACAAGGCGGTTACGCTACTAAATATGCTATTATCTACAATGGAACTTATTATGGGGTTAAAACAGGCGATTCAGACCACGCTGGGGAAGACGTAGCAAAACAAGGATTCATCAGAGATCTGTGGTTTGAGACAGCAACATTTGCAGGAGGGGCTGTAGTATCAGACATAAGCTCCTTTGCGGATAAACACGGAACGACTGGCATCTATTTTAAATCAACAGCATCCGTCACTCAAATTTCAGTTACAAGCGACTTGAACGAAGAGGGTATTGGACTCGTTTACCAAGAAGTAGATGCTATTACAGACCTTCCAACTTACTGCATAAACAATTTAAAGGTAAAAGTTATAGGTGATACCGAACTTAATCAAGACGACTACTATGTTAAGTTTCAAACAACTAATGGGGGTATTCAGGGTAACGGCTCTTGGGTAGAAACCAATGGTGACGAGGTAAGTCTAGGATTAGATGCTTCCACAATGCCTCGCCAGTTGGTCAACACGGGACTGAATGCCTTTACAATTCAAACTGGTACATTTGATGAACGTCAAGCAGGTGACGATGACGCCAACCCGCACCCTTCTTTTGTAGGTAAGAAAATCAAGTCCATCTTCTTTCACAAGAACCGTCTAGGATACCTCACAGATGACTCTGTTGTCTTCTCAGTAGCTGGTCAGTTCTTTAATCACTACCGAGCCACCGTCACGACGCTCCTTGATGATGCTCCTATTGATGTCAATGTATCCTCTACCAAGGTTACTCAACTCAAACACGCAGTAGGCTTCCAAGGTGACTTAATGTTGTTCTCGGACAACTCTCAGTTTGTTCTTAAAGGGGCTGATCTGTTGACACCTAAGACTGTCTCTATCTCTCCAGCTACCAGCTTTAGCGTAGATTCTACCGTCCAGCCTCTGCCTTTGGGTTCCTACATTTACTTTCCATTCAAACGAGGTAGTTACACAGGAGTTAATGAGTATGCTACAAACGCTAATACAGACACTTTTGAGGCTGCTGAGATTACAGAGCACGTTCCCGCCTATGTACCTGCAAACATTAAAGAGCTTGTAGGGTCTACATCGGAGGAGACAGTGATTGCACTTAGTGAAGACGAGGATAGTTCCCTTTACGTCTATAATTACTTCTGGAACGCTAATCAGAAAGTCCTGAGTGCTTGGTCTAAGTTCACCTTTGATGGAAACATCCGAGGCTTAGACTTTATTGAATCCGACTTATATCTCATCTTGGTAAAGAACGGGGAGACAAATCTACTTAAAATGCCTATGGCTGCTGGTCTTTCTGATCCTGCTGGTTATACAACTCACCTTGATATGCGAGTAGCTGCTACGGTGCTTGATGGTGAGACTGAAATCACCCTGCCATACACCCCTGACGATGACTCAGTAGAAGTCTATACGGATGATGGTTATCTTTTACAGGGCTCCAACGTAGGATCCACTGTGACGCTCAACAAGGCTGTTGGAGGAGACAAGAACGTATGGGTAGGTATTCCTTATACAATGAAGTATGTATTCTCTGAGCAGCTCTTTAAAGCTCAAGCAGGTAACGGTAAGAGTCCCTCTGATGCCGCTAAGCTGATGGTACGTAATGGAGCTATCTATTATGACAAGTCTGCTTACTTCAAAGTTAAAGTCACTCCTAAGTTCCGTGATACCTATGAGAACACCTTTACTCCTGATGTTGTAGGTTCATCCACTATTGGTTCCCTGAACCTCGACAGTGGCTTCTATCGCTTCCCTGTGTTCACTAAAGCACAGGATACAACTATCACCATTGAAAACGAGAGTGCTCTTCCGAGTACATTCCAGAGTGCCGAGTTTGAATCCTTTGTTCACTCCCGCTCTAAACGATATGGATAAAGTTCTCAGTACCCACGGGGATTGTAAGGTAGTTGTTGCTACCCACGACCACATAGAGCGTATCTATCCGTACATGCGTAAAGCAGACCAGATAGAGATTGCCTGTATGGGTCACGAACCCCGTCAGTCACTTTTAAGCGGCTTTGAGAACGATGACGTGACACTTACTGCTTTAGACTCTGATGATGTTCCCTTTGCAATGTTTGGTGTTGGGCAAGTAGCCGACCAAGCGTACATCTGGTGTCTTGGCACTGATGGTGTCTCTGACAATGGCTACGACTTCCTTAAAGCGTCCCGTGAGTGGACTCAACGATTAACCAAGCCTTATGGCGCAACCTTTAACTTCGTCCATGAGGACAACCACGTAGCCCTAAAGTGGCTCAAATTCTGTGGAGCAATCTTCATTCGTAAACTTACCTTTAGTAATCAACCCTTCTTTGAATTTATAATCCCCTCTAAATAATATGTGT